CAGATACGTCGACGACACGACCTCGTACCGACCCGCGAACACGTTGGTGGACGGCTGTCCGTTCGTGTTGCCGCTGGCGATCTGGACGCTGTTCATCAGCTCGGCCGCGGTGACCTCGAGGTCGACCGGGACGAGCAGGACACGCGGCTGCACCGCCATCGGCTTGCCGTCGGTGTCCTTGAGCTTCCGGTACAGCGCCAGGGCTTCCTTGAGACCCGCCAGGCCGAGGGCCGTGGCCGAGGTCTTCTTGTTGCCCTTGCCCGTCGTGAAGAACGACGAATCATCGAGGAACGCGGTCCAGAACACGTCGTTGAGCTTGAGCGCGCCACCGCGACCGATCCGCTGCGGGACCGCGGTCAGGGCACCGAGGTCGTCGTTGATCAGGTCGGTACGGGTGACCGACGTCATGATCCCGTAGGTCTCGGCACTGATCGTCCGATTCTCGTCGGTGGCCTTCGCGTTCTTGAGCGTGCCGCCATTGGCGACCTTTTCGAACGAGAACGCACCGTTGAGACGGTAGCTGGTCACGGTCTTGAAGTCGTTGACCGAGCGCACCGCCGAGATGCTCCGCCAGGCGTTCTCGACGGAGTCGAAGCCGGCCAGGAGGAACTTGTTGACCGTCGCCGACAGGATGTTGGAAATCTCGTGGGTCGCCCACGCCGCGGCGAGGATCGGACGGAGCGTGGCGGCGTTGAGCCGACGCGGACCGTCGTAGCCGTTGGCGGCGGCCGCCTGCACGAGCACCTCGCTAATCGTGATCTCGCGGCGGGCCTTGTCGGCCGCCTCGAGCACCTGCGCCGAATACTTCTTTTCGATGCCGGGCAGGCTGCCCTGCAGCGCGAAAGACGCCTCGATCACCTCGGCCGTCGGCGGCGTGTTGGTGACCACGTGGACGGCGGGACCGGACGGACGATCGTCGCGTGTAGCCTGGAGCTGTTCCATGGTCGTGACTTTCTTCTTGAGGATCTCGATCTCGGCCAGCAGCTCGGCGCTGCGATCGGCCACGGGCGCGGGCGGGGTCTGCGACACCACGGCGGTCTCCGCCGGGGCTGCCACGGCCGCGGCCTCGACGACCTCGTCCGTGGGCTTGGTGGCGGTATCCGCCATAGGGATCTCCTCCGCCGCGTCTGCGGCGATGCTGATGGCCGTGCTGCGATCGGCCCCAAGGGTGACGAATGAGGTCTCCCGCAGCGTGGAGGCCCTGACGACGCGGACAGGGCCGGTGACGGTCTGCCCGTTGACGGTGGTGGCTTGGTCTTCGCCAAACTTCAGGTGGCGGCCGACATCGGCGCCGACGCTCGCCTGCCACTGGTAGCCTCGCTCGGCCAGCGCCAGCACCTGGCGGGCGGTCTCGCTGTCCGCGAGGATCTCGCCCTCGACCACGAGCTGCCCGCCCTGCACGCTCGGCACGCCCTGGCCGAGGATCGACCCCAGCGCGTAGTCGTGACCCATGACGATCGGCACGGTCGGCGGCAGCGTCATGCCGGCCAGGTCGATGATCACCGGCTCGCGGGACCAACCTTGGCGGATGGGGGCGCCGGTGTACGCAACGATGCGGAACCGCCGCGGGCCGGCGGCGGGTTCACCGTCGGCGGCCTGCAGCAGAAACTCCACATCGCTCGCGATCGAGAGTTTTGACATCACAGGAACTCCACCAGGGTTTCGTCTTCGTCGTCGTAGTCGGTCACTGCGGCAACTCCACGACCTGAGGCTGCTGTGGCGCGGATGAATCCATGGGCAGCCCCAACTCGGCCATCAGTTGCAGCTCGGCGGCACGCTGCCGCAGCTCGACATCCCACCGCTTGCCCTGCCGCGCATACTCGGCGGCCAGCGTGGTCGTATGCGTCAGGAGCCGCGTCTGCGTCGCGCTGGCTTCCTTGCTGGGGTCGACGTGGTCCTTGCCGTCCCACACCCACGCCCAGTTCCACTCGGAGAACGGCGGCAGGCCGTCAGGAATAACGCCGGCCAGGCTGGCCTCGTTCACCCAGGCGGACAGCACGCGGTCCAGGCACGTCCGCTCTAGTTGGTCGCGGTCGACACGCTGATTCATGCCGTAGACCTGATGGTCCATACGGCCGCTCGCGTAGTTGTACGAGCTGCTGTCGAGGGCCGCGACGTTGAACGGCAGTTGCAGGCAGCGGGCGATCTCGCCGATGACTTCGCGCTTAAAGTCCTTGTACGTGCTGGTCGGCTGCTCGGCCTTGAGCTGGGAGATGTCCCACCCTTCCGGCAGCGTCACCAGCGAACGCTTGCGGATCTCCAACTCGGCGAACGCGTCGACCTCGTCGACCTCGGCGGCCGGTGAGTTTGAGTGAATGAACGCGGCGAAGTCGGCGGCCGTTTCGGCTGCGGCGATCACCGCCTCGGTGTAGCGCCGCAGCTGGCCGAAGAGCTTGAGCGCCGGGGCCACCTCGGGCACGCCACGGTTTTGCCCGGGACGCTGCCGACGAAACCAGTGGATCATCGCGGCGGCCGGCACTCGGTTGAACTGCAGGTTGTTGACGCGGTAGTTGCTGCCCGGGTGGAAGTTCAGCACCTGGTAGGCGATGACGTTCCCGGCCTCGTCGAACTCGATGCCGTCGACCGTGTTGCCCTCGGGCGTGATGGTCTGCCGCATCAGCTCGGTCGGCGTCGCGACCATCTCCGCCTCGATCAGGCGGAGGTCGAGCTGCACGCCGGACAGGCGGGCGTTGGTGGTCATCAGCGCGAATGCCTCGCCGTCGACCACGAGCGCCTCGCGCATCGTCCGCAGTTTCGCGGGCAGGTCGATGGCCGTGCCCCAGTCGTAAAACGCACGCTCGACGATGCGAGCCGCCTCGTCCTGGACGTCGAGCTGCAGGCGCGGGCCGGTGCCGATCAGGTCGCTGGCGAGCGTGGCGGAGATGCCGGCGAGGTACGAGTTGTTATTCCTCTCGTACCGTGCGCGGTTGCGCATCGTCCGACGAACGCTGGGCGACAACTGCGCGTCGGCACTGAACGCGTCGGCCACCTGCCAGTGCTTGTAGTCGTCGCCGGCCTGCGCCGCCTCGTAGCGTGCACGTGCGACCGGCACCGCGGTGGCGCGCGGCTTTTGCTTGGCGCGGAAGAAGTCCAAGAATGCCATCAGCTGTACGGGCTGGGGGTCAACTGGTTGAACCGCAGGCCGCGCCGCGAACTCGAGGCGGCCGCCTTGGCGGCCAGGTACTTGTCCGCCGCGATCTGGTCTTGGATCGACTGCGCCTCCACCTCGCCGGCGTCCGTGCGGACGCGCTTGGGATTCGTGGCGGTCGACTCGATGGCCTGCTCGATAGCGTCGCTCATGCTGCGACGATATGCCGTCAGGCGGAGCGCATCGCAGGGGGTGTGGACGTTACGCGGCAGCGACGCGGCAGCGTCTTATCACGCACGGCCTTGCGTTTCGCGGCGATGCGGCGCGAATCTTGGGACGCTGCGGCGCGTTATCGGGAACGCGAGAAATACTGGTTCTCTCTACGACGCCGCCCCTATGGGCAGCACTTGCTGGGCCAGCCGCTTTCGGCTGATCTCGACGTACTCCGGGTTCACCTCGATCCCGATGAATCGCCGCCCCGCCTCGCGTGCCATCTTCGCCGTCGTGCCGCTGCCGCTGAACGGGTCAAGAACAACGTCGCCGGGATTGCTCCAACTCATGATATGGTCGCGGGCGAGTTTCTCAGGGAATGGGGCCGGATGGTCTGTAACGTCTCCATGCCTATTTCCGTGTCCATATACCCAAATGTTCGTCCTTACACCACAAGGCTGCGTCCTCATCGGAGAGCGTTGAAGTCTAGTTCCAACTTTTTCTTTTTTTTGACCAGACCCGGAGTTCAGGTGACCGGCAGATTTGTTAGTCCTGTCTGCGATTCTGCTCACAGACTTTGGCCTCCCCTTTGAAAACACAAACATGTATTCCCAATACTGCCAGTAGGCTAAATGCGACCCAACCGCACCGCCGCCAGCTTTTTGATAGATCATCGTGTCGTGCTGTTTCAGCCCTATTCCCCGAAAGTGCTCGGCCTGTGCGCAGCTGGTGCCTGTCTCACTTCCGTCAACAGTCTGGTCGCTTACCACCCAAACGATCACCCCGCCCGGCTTCAACAACCGCTTGAGATTCCACGCCACCCCGTAGAAGTCCCACGAGTGGCCGCCGTAGGTGCGAAGGTCATCGTATGGCGGGCTGGTCACAACGAGGTCGATGGACTCGCTCGGCAGCGTCCGCATGACTTCGCAGTTGTCCCCGCAGATGATCTGATCCAGCGGGAGAGAACCAGCCGATGGAGCGGACATCGCCGCAGTCTCGTTCGTCATATCATCGTCCTCCGTGGCGATGCCGCTCATCTCGCGTGTTCACCTAACGCTCATCGCCAGGCCGACGTTGGCGAGCGCGTAGCCGGCCCACGCGATCGCCATACCGGGCGA